AGTAGAAGAAGAATTGTTTGCTGCGACATTTCTACCAATCGTATTCAATTTTCTTGCAGTATCGTAAGAAACCCCTGTCATTGCAAACCCCATTCTTGGAGTTCTCGTCGCTACAACCTTTCTATCTGCAGTAGTATCTTGAACAGCAAGTAACCACTTTTGTTTGGGGCCATATGCAAGAGGAACTTTCAGTTTTTCTACTACAGTACCACTTGAATTCTTCCTTTCAATATTAATATCATTGAAAAGAGTTCCAAACACTGCTACATATTTTCTTATAGTTTGATGATAAAAGGTAGATCCTAACATTAGTACCCTGTTCCTTCACTAAATGGATTACCTTCTGTAAAGTCAAGTATAGAATCAGCTACAGTTTCAATTCCAACATTGTTTGCATATGCATCAGTTGATATTACCTTATCATCAAAAGATGTTGTGGCATAAGATGCACCAGATTCAAAGAATAGTTTACCCTCAGTTGAAGAATTGGGAGTATTTGTTGTTTCATCTTCCAAAAGAAGTGTAGTGTCATCTTCTAATGCTATAGAAAACGGATGTTCATACATTTGATTATCTTCATCAAAAGTCCCAATAATATTTCCAACTGTAAGAAGACTTGTACTAGAGTTCCAATCAAAAACTTCTCCTTTAATTGCAGAATTTGCATATCCAGTAGAACCTTGATACACTTGTTCACCAACTGTAAATGTACCAGCTCCAGTACCGAGAGTGAATTTTATTGAATAGGATTGTTCTCTTTCAATTTTATCAAGTTCATCAATTCCAGTATCAATTGCTTCATCAGCATATTCAAAGAGTTCACATACTAAATCAAATGTTTGTAGTCCACCCATTTGATAGAAAACATTCGTATCTTGTACGTGTTTAATCTCAAAAAGGGAGTCAGACAAAGGAAAGAAAATAAGGTCACCTTCTAATGGTTCCTTATCTCTATTTCCTGTTTCAAAATTTAAATCTATAAATCTTCTACGAGCAATCGTAAAAGTAATCTGATCTCTTACTTCTAATCCAAAGTTACTTACAAATGTACCATCACCTTCAAATCCATCTATACTCTTAATGTACACTTCTACCATACGAGCATCTTCAAACTTAGAAATACGATCCTCACCAAAGATAGAATCTGTATTTACTTCAGTTCTAGGCATATAGTGAACATCAATACCGAAAGATTTGATAGACTCAATTACGATACTTTCAACTAATTTTTGATCTGGTGTATCTGTTCCATAATGATTAAAGTAATGATTGGTTGCCATTTATATCCTCTAACCTATATAGAAATCATCGGGGAGTTGATACTCTAATTTTCCTTCTTTTTCTAAGTATTCTAGTTCTGTAGTTGCGTCATCATATAATTGTCTCCCATTTAAAGTAACACCTCCAGGCAATTGAACTCCCTCAAATTTTATAAGATTCATACCCCATTGTTTTTTCATAAGAGCTGTACAATATTTTTTAAGGAAAATATCATTATAAGCATCCGTATATGTTTCTGGATTCATTGACGCATAAGCTTCAATTACAACAAAGTCATCTATTTTAAGATCTCCACTCCAATCTATGTCAAGATAAATTCTATCTCTATGTCGATTAAATCTGAATCTTGGTAATCCAGAAAAAAGATTTTGAATAGTAGTAAGATATTGTTGAGTGAAAACATAGTTTTTCATATCACCAGCTGAACCCATCGTATAAAGATCATTCAGTGCGTACTGATAGTTGACTGAAAACATATTTGTACTACCACTTAAATTTTCGGTAAGTGGTATAATTCCTGTAATACCAATATAGCTCTCATCCAAAGAAAGATAATGATTATCTATATCACCGATAGTTTGAGCTGTACTACCATGAACGGTTGCTGTTGCACCGCTTGTTCCTCCTGTAATGGTTTCACTGGCAGTCCATGTAGTAGTGGTATCTCTATAATAGGTATTTCCATCTCCAATCGCGTCAGCATTGGAATTATTTTTTGTAGTTGGTTTTGAATACCTTATCGTAGTATTTGCACTATGGTATTGATGAAATGTAGCCTTAATACCACTAGATCCCCCCTCAATCGTTTCTCCACTAGAAAAAGTTCCAGAGGTTGAAGAAACGATTTGAGTTGATGCTGAAATTTGTTTTTTAACAAATTCTGGATGTGTACCATCAAAGTGAAATTCTTGCCAGTAAGTTACTGCATCATCAATAGTATCTTCAATCTGATCATCATCAAGATTTAGTTCAACAACTGGATGGCCTAATTTTCTTTTACAATAATCTTTAAATGTAGTTCTAGTTGTAGGTTGTGTCATTTGTTAAATCCTTATTTTGTAGACTCTGGTGATACGGTTATAATTCCTTGACAAACCCTCTCTACAGTAGTTTCATCTGATTGAGTATATTCAACATCATATACATACTGATCAACAGCAACGTTTGCAGTATTTGTTGCAGTCATAGAAATTGTAACATTTGATCCAGCAACGGAAGTTGAGAAAGTGTAGATATTGTTACCAGAATATGTAGATTGTCGCATCTTAGCAGCACAAGTACCAGTAGAAATTGTGACATTTCCTCCTGCAGAGTTTTGTGCGTAGATTACTTTTTCAAAGGTAGCCCCTTGATCCATTACAAAATTTATGGTTCGTTTACTTAAAGTCAGTGCCATTTATTCCTTACGCTGTATCTAATGGGTAGTTATTTGCCCAGTATGAATTGTCTGCTTGAGTTTGAAAAAAATCTTCGTCATCCATTGATGCTGTAGCCTTCAAATAATTGCTATCTGCAGCACCCGATGTTATATTAGGATACGGATCTTTTTTATTTTCAGAAGTATCTTCAAGTCTATCTGGATGATGACTTGGACTCCATATCCATGTGTTCGTAGCATCCTTATTGTTTTTTGTTGCCCACCCAAGCGGATCCATAGCGAATCCATTTACTCTAAAGGGTTGACTAGCTTTAGTTTCTGAATCGTCACCCTGTAAGTCTGAGTGTGATAATGCTTGAATCGTTACCCATGTACCTGCCCAGTTTCCTGCAAATACATATGCATTGGCAGCACCATCACAATGTGCACCAAATCGTGTATTTGCTTCCCTGTCTCCCTCGTATCCTACTCCTTGAATAAACCCTAAGAAATCATTTCGGTTAGACATTTGTATGTGGTGCCAATCTATTTCGTGTACTTTACCTGTCCTCAGATTTGTTTGGTAGAACTTAAAGGAGTCTTTAATATTTTGTACTAGTGCATCCTCATGTTCAGATCGCGTACTGGGTTTCCAATATCCCACAGGCCCACCATTATACACACAAGTAATCTGATACCACATACGCACATCTTCTTCAACACCATAAGGATTCATTGTTTGGTATACAATTGTAAATTCTTTGCCTTGTGTATCGTCGTCGCCATATCTATGCGGGTCTTGATAACAAGAACTAGGATTGTGCTCCAGATAATAAGTATTTGCTGATACTCCAAAGATTGGTTTAAGGTATCCATCGACACGATTGTAGTTGCCGGAATTCCTAGTCATGTGCCCTATTTGGAAAGTGAGTCTACCATGATTCTGTTGTAATCTAAATCCACCTCCTCGCGATCTGCCGTAATGATATGGTGAAATTCCCCAAACTGTTCCATTGGGTTCGATAGCTTGATCCAATTCGGTGATTTTAGTAAAGTTTGTTGAAAATGTTGAAGTAACAGTAAATGGTTTTCCAGTTCTTGCTTCACCATCGGCAAGAGCAGAGTAACTACCAGTACTCCAAGTATCAGTATCACTATTGTGGGTGTTAGGATATTCTACCAATCTCATCAATGCTTCATTCCATGCTAGATGACTATTAGTGATTATTCCTTCTGCTTTTACCTTCTGTTGCATTTGAAAAATATCTTCATGGTGGGGGCCTTCCATTTCCCAAAAGTGTTCCTCACCGTTTTCTCCCCAATAGGGGCTGGCTGCATCAGTTCCATTGGTTACTAATCTATCTTTTGCACCATCATTTCTAACATAGTCAGTCCACAGGGTAGAACCCCATTGACCATCAGATATACTCTCTGTTACAATAGCCGGAAAGTCTCTGTCGCCCGCGTGTGGAGATATAGTTACAATACCTTCTGCTAATCTTTCTACAGTACTGGTATCAGATTGAGTGTATTCCACATCATACACATATTGGCGGTCTGCAGAAACATTGGCAGTATTTGTTGCTGTCATTGAAAGAGTAACATTTGATCCAGAAACGGATGTAGAAAAGGAATGTATATTGTTAGAGGAGTATATAGATTGTCTTAGCTTGGCCGCGGTAGTGCCGGAAGATATGGTCACATTACCACCGATTGTGTTTTGTGCGGTAATTACTTTTTCAAACGTGCAACCCTGATCTATTCCAAGATTAACAGTTTGTTTTTGGAGGGCTAATGCCACAATCTTCTCCCTTTAAAATAGTATAGTGTTGATATAGTTGTTTCTATACTATTTATATGATAA